CAGACGCTCGCGGAGGTTGTCTCCGCGCTGCCCCCTGTTGGAGACGCTCCGTGACCGATACGCAAACACCCGACCAGCTCGACACCGCACAGCTGCTGCTGGAGGAATGGGTCGCCGGACTCCCCCTCGACGTGGCGAACGCGCTGGCCCGCTGCCTCTCCGCAGCGTTTCGGGCTGGCGGGGAGGAGATGCGCCGCGTGATCCTCGCGGACCTACGCAAGCGAATCGAGCGCGACGAGTACGAGGTCAAGACCGCACGATTCGCAGAGGATCGCTCCATCTGCCGCATCTTGCTGGAGCAGCACCAGCACACCCTCCGCGACGTCGAGGGCCTGCCTCCCCTCGGAGACGCCCCGTGACCCGCGAGCCTACCTACCCGACCCTCGACGCAGACGACCTCCTGCGCGCCGACGCGCACTCACTGGTCGAGCAGATCGCCCCGCTGGATTGGCACCTGTCCGTCGTGGAGGACACCGAAATCTACACCGCCACCTACGGGGACGCCCGCGTCGTCGTGCTGTGGGAGCGCGAGGCACCCCCGCGTACCTCGGTCACGCTCGACACCCCGGGCGACCCTGCTGGCCCCGTGTGGTCCGAGACGAGTGTCTGCTACCAGTTCTCGCTGGAGGAGGCGCAGCGTGCCGCGACTGCCGACGCAATCTACGCGCTACTGTCGCGGCAGTGGCGGGCCTCGCACGCACCCCCCTAAATAGTTGTTGCATCGTGTGGCACACTCTGGCATAGTCACTCTCACCAAGGGGGCGCGCATGGAGCGGCCCTCACAAACCAAAAGCGAGACCGCCCCCGAGGGGGCAAGGGGTACTCAAATGGACGTGATCATCAAGACGACGCAGGTGACGGGGCGCGCGGGTTTCCACTATCTGGTCCGCTCGGGTTCGATGGACCTCGGTCGCGGCCCCCAGTATTTCACCGACGTGTCTCAGGTGGACGCGAAGGGCCGACTCTGCGGAATGGTGGCTGTGACCGAGAGTGAGTTCCCCACCGCTGAAGCCGCGCTCGCGGGGCACGACGCTCTGATCGCCACGTACAACGCCCGCGGTCAGTGGCGGTTCCGCTAGGCCACACCTCCCCCTACAAGCCCACCACAACCCCCGGGGCCGCATGGCGCGGCCCCTCTCCACAAAGGACCGACGAATGACCACCATCACCAACGCCGACGTTCTCTCCCTGCTCCCCCGCTATCGACGGGACACCCTCGACGACGCGACCTCCACCTCGGAGGTCCACAACGCGATCCGCGAGTACGTCCGCGACGTCGGGGTGGACTACGCCGCAATCCGCGAGGGGCTGACGCCCCCGCCGACGCGAAGCGCCGCTGTTGCGGCTCTGGGGGTCCAAGGAGTGACGGGGCCGCTGGCCGACCTCCTGTCTCGCAGTGGCGGCAGCGAGCGTGCCGCTGCTCGCGTCCTCTGGCTCCAGGAGTGCGCCTCCAGAGCCGTCTGCGCGGAGGACGTGTACGACCTTCTCGTCTCCCTCGCGCTCCTGGAGGGGCGGGGCGTCGGCGGCATCCTGGACGCAGGCGGCGAGGGTACTGCCCGCACCCCCTTCGCCCGCTGGCTGTGCGGCAAGGGGCGCAAGCAAGCCTCAGACGGTGCCGCGTGGGACGCGGCCATCCAAGCGGCTGGCGGCGAGACAGTCCGTGTTGAGAAGTGGGGGGAAGCGGGGGGCGATTGGTTCGTCCTGCCCGCGCTGGACGTGGGCGAGTACGCCCCATACGAGGATGGGCTGCTGTACGGCTGGACGTACCCGCTGGCGACCTCGATGCGGATCACGATCTGCGTAGCTCCCGGTGCGACCGTTGGTGACTGTGACACCAGCATACAGAACGGCTCCCGGTTGGCCCAACACCTCGGCCCGCGTCACCTCCGAGCGGAAGCCCTGCGTGCTGCGCAGTTCGCCATCGCCACCGGCCGGGTCGAAATGGCCAAACGCGCCAGCAAGGCATATGCGCTGTTCGACCGGGCGCTGGCCGAGCGGCCTCAGGTCGCGCTGATCATGGACGCTCTCGGGTACACCCCCGGCACCTGGTAGCACCCACACCACGCACGCCCCCTGCGCCCCCTGCGCCCCTCACGGTCGCGCACGCGGCGTTTTCGTGTGCGTTCCATCCAGCGGTTGGGTACGCCGCTCCCCAATAGACTCCCAACGACACCCCAACGATGCCCGTTGACACCCCGATGGGCTCCCGATTAGGGAGTCTGGGGAACCGCATCGGGCATCCTGCGATACCCAATCGGGGCAACATCGGGCACTCCGACACCCCGACGACACCCAATCGCATCCCGACCGCGCCCAACGCACAGGGGGAACGCATGGCGATCACACGAATCTCACCCGAGGTCTACACGCTGCTGCTGGACGCCTACCGACAGGAGCCAGCACGCCACAATCGCGCGGCAAAACTCGCCAACACGTCGCACAAAATGGCGACCAGAGCGTGGAACACTGGCTGGACGGACACACACGCCTGGGCACGCCCAATCCGTGAGGTGTTGGAGGAGGAATCTATCGAGGCCCGCGCCGCGCTGATCCAGCGGGAGCACGACGAACGCATCGCGGCCCAACAGCAGGAGATCGCTGCACGCCGGGAGGCCGCACGCAAAGCCGAGGAGGAGCGGGACGCTGCCCGCAGGCAGGCTGTCGAGGCCCGCACGCAAGAGGGGCAGATGGTGCGCCTGTCTCGCGCAAACACGTTGGGTTTGCTCGGGTCGCTGGCGAAACTCCAGCCCGCCGTGTCCCACCTCGCGGACCAGCTGCGCGCCGCAATCCTGTCTGGGCAGATCGACCCGTTGGATGCCGCCCCGCTGATGCGACAAATCGCCAGCACCGTCAAAGATGCGGTGTACGCCTCGCAGATCGTGGTGGAGCTGGAGCGCCTGCATCTAGGGTCGCCCACCGCGATTATCGGGGTGCAGACGTTGGAAATGACCCCCGCCGAGGCGGCGAGGGAAATCGAGGACGCCAAGGCCGCGCTCGACAGGGCGCGCGCGATGGGTCTGTCGGTGCTGGAGGGCGGCGCTGCCGCCTAGTGATTCACGCGGGCGTGGTGCCCGCACGGAGTACCAATGACCGACGAACAGCTGGACGCAATCGAGGCCCGGGCGCACGTCGCCCTGCGAGGCACGTCCCCCTGGCACGACGACGCCGTGATGCGGTCCACGTCCGACGTGCCCGCACTGGTGGCCGAGGTGCGGAGGCTGCGCGAGGGGCTGCGGCAGATGGGTCGGACAGTGGACCACGCCCCGGAGGGTGGATGCTGACCGACCAACCCCGCGACCGCCCCGGGGCGCGGATTATCCGCACCGAGACGCTGGAGCTGCGTCACCTCGCGCAGCAGGCCCGCGCAGCCCGAGTCGTGATTGCCCGCCACGACTCCGCAGAGTTCTCGGCGCTGGTGTATCGGGACGAGCGCACCGCGACCGGGAGCAGTATCCGACCCACCGCCGAGCAGCAGCGGTGGCACCAGCTCGCCGCGCAGCACGACCGTCTGGTGATTTGGGCGCACGACGAGTCGGGGCGCACGACGTTCGCCAGCTCCCGCGCCCTGTGGGAGCTCGGGCACAACCCCGATTTCCGTGTGCTGGTGGTGGGACGCACGCTGCCCCTTGCCCAGATTGCTGCCCGCCTCGCTGCCCGCTACCTCGACGTGTCGCTGGAACTGCGGTCGGTGTTCCCCGGCATGGCGTTGGAATCGACACCGCAAGCCCGCGCGGTGTCGATCAAGGGGCGGCGCGGGGCCGAGCCGAATATCCAGGCAGTCGGAATCGGAGGCGCGATTCCCGTGCGCTGTCCGTTCGACCTCGTGATTCTCGACGACTGCCTCGCGGACGAGCACGTCCGCACCCCGACCGCGCGCGCAGCCGTGTGGGAGTGGCTGCGCGGCTCGGTGCTGTCGTCCCTGTCCGAGCGCGGGCGGGTGATTGCCTTGGGGACGCCCGGGCACCCCGAGGACGCAATCTCCCGACTCGCTGCCTCTCCCGAGTACGTCGTGCACCGCACGCCCGTCGTGGACGTGCAGGGCGTCTCGACGTGGCCGATGCGTTGGCCCGCTCACCGCATCGAGCAGCGGCGCAGAGACACCCCGGTCAGTGTCTGGAATCGTCGGATGCTGTGCCTGCCCCCCGGCAGCGCCTCCGAGCTGATGGGAGCCTCCGAGCCGTTGGGCGCGTTTATGGAGCGGGTGTCGGGTGGTGTCCTCGCGTCACCAAGGCACCTCGCCCCGCTGCTCGACCTGCTGGAGCGGGCGCGTACCGAGCCTGTGCGTGCGGTCGTGTCGGCCCCTCCGCAGCACGGCAAGACCGAGGCGCTGCTGCACGCGCTCGCATGGCACCTCGCGCAAGACCCCGAGCGCACGCACGCCTACGTCACCTACGCGGGGACGCTGGCTTCCGACCGATCCCGCAAGATTCGCCTGATCGTGGGCGACGCGGGCGTGGATATGCCCGAGAAGCCGGGTGGGATGCGCCGCTGGCGCACCGCTCGCGGTGGTGGGTTGATTGCGGAGGGTGTGCGCGGCCAGCTGACGGGCAAGAGCGTTGACGGTCTGCTGATCGTGGACGACCCCTACAAGTCCCGCGTCGAGGCCGAGTCCGTGGTGCAGCGCGAGCAGGTCTGGGGGTTGTTCGCAGACGCCGCGCTGACCCGTCTGCACCCGCGCGCCTCGGCAATCGTCGTGCACACCCGCTGGCACGAGGACGACCTCGCAGGACGGTTGTCCAAACAGGGTTGGGAGGTGATCAACCTCCCTGCGGTGAACGAGGACGGCACGCCTCTGTGGCCCGAGCGGTATTCGGCAAACGACCTCATTCAGCGGCGCGCGGCAATCGGGGAGTATTCCTGGTCGTCGCTGTATATGGGGCACCCTCGGCCCCGAGGCGGCGCGGTATTCCGCAACGTGCAGAGTTACGACCCGCAAACGCACGTCGTCCGTGCGAACCAGTGGCGTTTGGCAATCGGCATCGACCTCGCCTACACGGCGCGCACCCGTGCGGACTACTCGACCGCCGTGGTGCTCGGCACGGGCGAGGACGGGCGCTGCTACGTGCTCGACGTGGTGAGGCAGCAGGTCGAGGCCCCTCAGTTCGCGCAGACCCTGCGTGCCTTGCGGAACCGATACGCCGGGGCGCTCCCCCGCTGGTACGCGGCAGGCACCGAACAGGGCGTCGTGCAACTCATGCAGTCGATGGGGGTGGGCATCGAGGCCCTGCCGCCCAAGGGCGACAAGTTCCTGCGGGCGCAGCCTGTCGCGAGCGCGTGGAACAGCGGGCGGATTTTGGTCCCGACCAACTCCCCCTGGGCCACGCCGTTCGTGGACGAGGTGCTGTCGTTCACGGGTGTGGCCGACGCGCACGACGACCAGGTGGACGCGCTCGCCGCCGCATACGACGTGCTGTATCCGCAGACCACGGGCGGAACGGTGCAACGACTCACCGTGGACCTGCGCCGCAGGTAGGCACCCGTGAAAAGAACGCGCGCGTTCCTAACGAGAACCGCTAGGAACGCGCGCGTTACCAGCCGGGGTCAGAACACCTCGACGCTGCCGAGACACGTCAAGGAGACACACAACATGCGGCCATTTTTCAAGCACTATGGGTCACGCTGGCTGCTGGCGGGCAAACTTCCGCCTCCGAGGCACCCGCGTATTGTGGAGGCTTTTGCTGGTGGCGCTGGGTACGCAACTCGGTATGGGGAAGGACTGCGTGTAGACTTGATCGACAGCGACCCAGATACCGTTGCGATCTGGGAATACCTGCTCGGGGCATCACAGGAGCAGATTCTTGCGCTGCCAGACCTTGCAGAAAACCCCGATATACGCACGCTCGGTTTGCCTCGTCCCGAAATGCTGCTGTTACAACGATGGGTGACATCGCAAGGTTCACGCGGGAACTGGCGCATGACCCCCAGCGGTCTACGCATACGCCCTTCTGCCCCCGCATCTCTGTGGGGGCCAGAAATCCGTGCGCGGATCGCAGCGCAGCTGCCTGGAATACAACACTGGCGGGTATCCCTGGGGGACTACTCGCACGCAGACGTTTCCACCCCGGCAACATGGATTATTGACCCACCATACCAGCACAATAAAGCCGCGCAAACCGGCGCATACGGCACGTTTTGCCTTGATTACGCCGCACTCGGCGCGTGGTGCGACACACTCCCTGGTGACGTGGTTTGCCATGAGGGGCCTAGTGCAGATTGGCGTCCGTTCCGCCCCTGGATGTCTGCCGTTACTGGGTCGCTAAAACCTGGTGCGCGGAAGCGTGCTGACGAACAGATATGGACCAACCCATCGGATTTGGTCGGAGCACAACAAATATCGCTGGACTTTTGCTTGCTCGGGTAGTCTTGCTGCATATGCGACCGCGGTATTTATGAACCCCGCGCGTTACTAAGGGCAACCCTCCAGAAATCCCGGAGGGTTGCCCTTCTCGCGTCAGAACACCTCGACGCTGCCGAGGTAGGTGGGGTGCCCGGGGGCGCACCGCATGGTGCTGCTGAACGAGCGCGAATCCGTGTACGTGGCGGTGAACGTCTCGTCCTCGGCTGAGGGCCGTGCGACCACCACGGTCACGGTGACGGGGCGCGCAGCGTCGGGGCGCAGGTAGTTCGTTGCCACGCAGACGTGATACGCGCCGAGCGGCGGGGCGGATTCCCAGTAGATGTTCTCTGGCCCCTGCCCCTGCGTGTCGTCCTTGTCCTGCCGCCCACCGTCTGCGGTCTGCCGCTGCCAACCAATCGAGGCCCCGCTCGGGGTGGTCACCCACACGTCGATGTCCCCGGGGCGGTCCCACGTCGAGCTGAATCGCAGCTGCCCGCTCCCGACGCACACGCCAGCCACGCACGCTTGGTGCGCTCCGCACTGAATCCCGCACGCCCCGCAGTTGTCCACGTCCTCGGCGGGCTGCACGCACCCGGTATCGCAGACGAGGCCCGTGCAGACAGCGACCGCGGTGCAGGTCTGTCCGTCGCCCTCGTATCCGTCGAGGCAGGCACAGGTGAACGTCCCAGTGGTGTTGGTGCAGGCCGCGTTGGCCCCGCACGCCTCGGGGGCCGCGCACTCGTCCACGTCCCCGCACAGGCCCGAGGCGCAGGCGTATCCAGCCCCGCAGACGCCGCACGCCCCGCCGCACTGGTACACGCCGCAGTCGGGCGAGCACACCAGCACCGCGCCGTCATCCTCGGACGCGCCGAGCACTCCGTCGTGGTCGTCGTCGGACCCGTACACAAGGCGCACACCACCCCGGGAGCACACATCGCCTGGGGTCAACGCCTCCTGTCGGAAGGCGGCTGCGGCCCCGTCTCGTCCCGCAGCACCATCAACTCCCGCAGGGCCTCGCGCGCCGTCCACACCAGCAGCACCGGGAGGACCAACGTCACCTGGAGCACCCACAGCACCGTCCACACCAGCAGCGCCGGGAGGGCCAGCAGGCCCCGCAGTACCCGGTGCACCGTCCACCCCGGCAGGCCCCTGCGGCCCCACCGCCCCGTCGATCCCGTCTTTGCCGTCTGCACCTGCCACCCCGGTTGCGCCCTGCGGACCTGCGGCCCCTGTCTCCCCCTGCGGGCCTGTCGCCCCCGGGCAGAGCGGGATCACAACGTCCACCTCGGCGTCCGATAGAGCCTTGTCCTTGTCGTCGTCCAGCCCGATCTCGACCACGGTCCCACCGGGGCATTCGGCGGGCCTCGTGCGGTGCAGCGTGCTGGCCCCGGACATCACCTTCGCGGTGATCGGGTCGCCGTCGCACGCAGCGACGAGGGCTAGGGACAGGGGGATGAATCTTCGCAGCATATTGCCTCCACAGGCGCAGGTGCGCCGTGTCGCCGTCTTAGCCGCGCTGGTGGCCTCCCCACCTGCGCTGGCCGACGACGACAGCCCTGGGGAGGTCGGGGCGTACCTGGAGTTCTACTGGGCACCCGCTGCGCCTCCCGAGACGCCCCCCGCACCCGTCGAGGCGACACCGCCACAAACGGCCCCAGTCGCGCTGGAGGCACCGCAACCCGAGCAACCCCCACCCGAGCCGCAAACGCCGCCCGCAACCCCGCCAGCGGCCCCCGTTGCCCAGACCCCTGCGCTCGGTCAGCACGCCGAGGTGACGTTGGTCCGTCTGACCGGGTGGGGGTGGTCGAAACGGCAGGCCCGCGAGGCCCTCGACCGTGTGGTGGCGCAGCTCGTGGCGCAGGGGATGCCGAGGGATCGGATCGAGGTCGTGGCCGAGACGCAGCGGGGACGCCCCCGCGTGCGCGTGGACGTGGTGCGTGTGACGACGGAGGTGCCCGGTGCTGTGCCAGATACCAAGTGACCTGCTCGACGCCGCTGGGTGCGTAAAGACAAGCGATCTGCAATCGCTGGCCCTGTCGGGGTGCGAAATCCCGCAGGGCCTCTGTCTGACCGTCGAGGAGCCGCAGGCCCCTCGGCGCGCACAGGAGCACCCGCCGATGCCCGAGCCGATCCCAACCCCTCCAGCACCCGTCCCAACACCAGCCCTCACCCCGGGGGGCGTCCCAGTTGCCGCCCCTGCACAGACGCAGGCCGTGGTGGCGCAGCCCGCCCCTGCCCCTGCCGACCCCACCGCGCAGCTCATGGCGTTGGCGGGCCAGAAAGACGTTTCCCCGATGGCCGTCGTGGCGGGTGTCGCCGCCCTCGCCGGGTCTGGCGTCATGCTGAAGTTCGTCAAGGACCTGTTCCAATCCCGCAAGGAGACTGCGGAAAAGAAGGCGGAACAGGATTACGAGCTGAAGAAGCTGGAGTTGGAGCAGAAGTCGAAACAGGGGGAGGACCAACACCAGGCGTGCGGGGTCGCCCGCGCTGCGCTGGAGGCCCGAGTCGCTGCCGCCGAGCAGCGTGCGGGGGCGATTGACGCCCGCCTCGCCTCGACCGAGCAGTCCCTCGCGGACCTCGGCAAACGGGCACAGGCCGCACTCGCCAGCGTCGAGGAGTCGTCGCAGGACGCCGCCAAAGTCGAGGCGCGCCTGGGGGAACGCATCGACACCGTGAGCAAGCGCGTCACCAAGCTGGAAACCGCCGCAAAACGCGCCACAAGCGCGAAGGGGAAATGACATGGCCGATCTGATGATGGACTGCCCGCGCTGCTGGGGGAAAAGCAAGGGGTGCGGGCTGTGCAAGGGGACCGGCAGGGTGCCCGACGAGCAGTTGTCCCCGCATTTCCGCCTGTCCGAGATGCTGCACAGCGGGACCGCTCGCACCAAGGGCATCCCGAACGAACCTGATGCCGAGGTGCTGGCAAACCTGCGCCTGCTCTGTGTCGAGGCGTTGGAGCCGATCCGCGCCCTCGTCGGCCCCCTGCGAATCAACAGCGGGTACCGCTCCGACCTCGTGAACCAGGCTGTCGGCGGGTCCACGACGAGCGCGCACTCCTACGGCCTCGCTGCCGACCTCAACCCGGTGAAAGGGACGTGGAAGGAACTGATGGACAAGGTGATCGCCGCCAAGATTCCCTTGGACCAGATTATTTTCGAGCACACCTGGGTCCACGTTGGATTGCTGCACCCGACCAAGAAGAACAAGCGCGGTGACAAGCTGGCGATGTTCAAGGTCGGCGGCAAAACGACCTACGAGCAGTACAACCCGAACGACGCGCGAATCGCCTAACAATCGAGGTGTGGCATGGGCATCGCCTGGGTGCTAATCGTCATGCTTCTGCTCGCCGCCGTATCGGTGGTGGGTATTCTCCAGCCAAAGGACTACGACGAATGACTCGGGCGATGCGCCGCCGCAGGGCGAAACACCACTACAACGAAGCCATCAAAATCGGGGTGCGGGCCTGCGCGGCAGAGCAGCGCGGCCCTCGGTGGTACGACACTCTCCCCGGTGATTGGCGACTAGAGACAGCGGCTGTGCGTGCGGTGCGCCGACACTGGAAACTGCTGCGCCGCCTGGGGGATATGTGATGTCAAGCGGGACCGTGGTGGATTTCAGCGTGTTCCAAAAGATATTCGGCAAAATCGCTGGTGGTGGGGCAGTCCACGACCAGCCTGCGGTCCTGTCCGAAATCCGACTCAAAGGGTTGTCCCCTCGGCAGCAGCGGCTCAACGCAGCGTGGGCGGTCTACCGCTGCGAGGGGTATTCCTCCTGCCGCGTGGATTGGGACGGAGGGCAGGCAATCAGCCAGATTGAATCTGAGGCGGTTCGCTCGGGGGCGTTTATCCCCCCGGGCTTCTACGACGCGGGGGCGCTGCTGCCCCTGCGGTATCGCCGCCCCTCGGCCCCCTACGCGCTCGGGCGCGTGATTGTGGACCGATTCACCTCGCTGTTGTTCAGCGACCAGCGGCACCCCCGCGTGCATGTCGAGGACGACGAACAGACCGACGATTTCGTCGGCGCGTTGATTGAGGGGTCGCGGTTCTGGGCTGCGTGGATGCAGGCCCGGATGATGGGCGGCGCGCAGGGGACTGCCTGTGTTGGATTCCAGTTCGTGAACGGGAAACCCGTGCTGGAGGTCCACGACCCCCGCTGGTGTATTCCGACGTTCCGCGACCGCCACACCTGGGAGCTGTCCCGGCTGGAAATCCTGTATCAGTACCCGCGCGAGGTGTTGGACCACGAATCGGGCCTCGTGCGCGAGGTGCCGTTCTGGTACCGCCGTCTGATCGACGCGCAGCGTGACGTGGTGTTCCGCTCGATCCCCGTCGAGCAGGGCCTCCCGGTGTGGGAGGTCGAGTCCGAGGTGCAGCACGGCCTCGGGGAGTGCCCCGCGGTCTGGGTGCAAAACACCCCAGTGTTGGACGATATCGACGGTGACCCGGATTGCCACGGCGCGTTTGAGATGATTCACGCTATCGACATGCTCTTGGCGCAGGCGCAGACGGGCACGATTGCGAACGCCGACCCGACGCTGGTGATTTCTACGAACGCCGACCTCCCGCCCGATTTGGCGAAGGGCTCTCGCGCGCCAATCAAACTCCCGAGCGATGGACGTGCGGAATACCTGGAGTTGGAGGGCGTGGGAGCCAAGTCTGCGAGCGAGCTGGCCGACCTGTACCGTCGCCGCGTGCTGGAGGTGACGAGCTGCGTGCTGGAGGACGGGACGGGGACCGCTGCCCGCACCGCCACCGAGATCGAGCGCGCCCACGCTGCGATGTTCGCTAGGGCCGATATGTTGCGCGAGCAGTACACCGAGCGCGGAATCAAGCCGCTGCTGCACAAAATGTTGCGCGCGGCGCGCTTGGTTTCCGAGGCCCGCCCCACCGAGGACGGCGGCGTGGTGCGCGGCGAGGTGCTGCTCGCCCCCAAGCTGATCCGAGACGCTGCGGGTCGGGTGATCGAGAAGCGCCGCCGCGAGCCGGGAACCGGGGAAATCCTGCGCGTGGCGTGGCCCCGGTACACCGAACCGACGCTGGAGGAGGCCAAACTCGCGGTCGAGACTGCGGTCATGGCCCTGTCGGGCAAAATCGTGGACGACACCGCTGCGGTCGCGCTGGTCGCCCCGTATTTTGCCGAGGAGGACTCCAAGGGACTGCTCGACCGGGTGCGCGGTGCCGAGACGGCGCGCACGCTCGCGCTGGACTCTGCGGCGTCGGGCCTCGCCCCCGGGGAGTCGTTGGGCGGCACGGAACCGCTGCCCCCTGTGGTCGCCCCGAGCGCACCGCTGAACGGGGCGCAGATCACGGCGTTGCTGGATATTGTGCAACAGACGGCGCGCGGGGAGCTCGACCCCGAGGTCGCGGTGCGGACAATCACGCTGTCGTTCCCCGGTATCGGGGAGGACGAGGCCCGCGCGCTGGTGGCGAAGCCGGGGACTGACGAGTGATTCTCGCCATCGATTTTGACGGCACGCTGGTCGAGCCTGTCGCGTTCTCTGACGTGACGACCCCGCTGCGCCTCGTCCCCGGGGCGCGCGAGGCGTTGCAGTCGATCAAGCGGGCAGGGCACGTCGTCATCGTCTACTCGGCGCGCGCGAATCGCGCCCTACGGGTGTCCCCGCAGCTCGACCCGCTGGTGCGCCTCGGGCTGCGGCAGGTCAACGACGCTGCGTGGCTGACTGCGCGCCCGCTCCACCAAGCGCGGTTCGATCAGATGCTTACGTTCTGCGACCGCGAGCTGCGCGGCCTCGTGGACGTGGTGGACGACGGCGAGCAGGGCAAGCCCATCGCGGACGTGTACCTGGACGACCGCGCCCTGCGATACGGACACGGGCACGACGGAAACCTGTGGGGCGACATGGCGCGCCAATACGGAGTGTGACAAATGAGTCAGTTCAAGCAGTTTATGGGCGGCAAGATGACCCCGCTGGAAGCCCACCGCAAATACGCTTGGGGTGGTCGGCGCTGCCAGTGCGGGCGTGCCCCGTCCCTGCGGATTATCAGCCTCTGCACCGAGGAGGAGTTTCGCAAACGGGCTGACCCGCGCGTGCTCGCGGCAATCCTGCTCGATAACGAGGGGACGCTACCCACGCAGCCCACCACCTACGGTCCAATCGTGCGCCTCGGTGACAGCCTCGCGTGCAAATCCTGCTCGCGGGAGGCCGAGCGCGCTGCCGCCAAGCTGCCCGATTGGGTGCTGGTGGAGTTCGACCGCGGCCCCAAGGAAACCCTGCAATCTGGCTCGTCGGGGAGGTAGTCGTGTCGCGCGAGGGCATCCCGACGAATCCCAAGTTGTGGAAGCGGATCAAGGCCCAGGTCAAGTCGTCGTACACGACTTGGCCTTCGGCGTATGCGTCGGGACAGCTCGTGCGCCTCTACAAGCTGCGGGGCGGGAAGTTCCGCTCGCCCAAAGCGGGGGAATCCTAGATGGGCCTCGGCAAATGGTTTGGCGAGCGGTGGGTGGACCTGTCCCGGCCCAAGGAGGGCGGCGGGTTTGAGCCGTGCGGACGTTCGGAGGCCGAGCGCCGCGCCTATCCGAAATGTGTCCCTGCCTCGCGTGCTGCCCGGATGACCGCCAAGCAGATACAGAGCGCGATCCGCCGCAAGCGCACGGCCCTGTCGGGGGAGCCGCTGTCCAAGCCGACCCCCGTCTCCACGCTGGTCAAACTGCGCCGCGCCAAGGGAGGGAAGTGATGGCAGACTCGTTCAAGCCGCCCGAATCCGCAGCCCGCGCCGCCGCGCACGGTCTGGAGTTGCGCCGCAAGTTCGGTCGCGGCGGGACGCCTGTCGGCGTAGCCCGCGCGCGTGACCTATCGGGTGGTCGCAACGTCTCCCGCTCGACGGTCGCCAGAATGTCTGCGTTCGCCCGTCACCTCGACCAGCCCGAGTCCTCCCCGACGGACGGTGGGCCGAGCGCGCGCGCAATCGCAATCAAACTGTGGGGCGGGCGCGCGGGGATCAACTGGGCGCAGGGGATTATGAATCGCCTGCGGAAAGCGGGGAAAGCGTGAGCGCCGAGGCCGAAATCGACACGCAGTTCTGGTCTACCGAGGACTTGGACGGTGGTTCGCAGAAGTTCGCCTGCACCAGCTTGCTGCGGAACGCGCTCGGGCAGGCCCGCCGCGGAGAGTACCGTGACTGCATGGTGGTGGCGTGGGACCGCAGGGGGCGGCTGTCTAGCTACTGGACAGACACCCTCCCCGCCACGCAGCGAATCGGCGCGCTGGAACTGCTCAAAGCTGAGGTGATCGAGCAGCTGAATCTCGGCGGGTGCTCCCACGAGGACGACACCGACGCCACCCCCGGGGGGGACTGACCGATGCCTGTAAAGAGTCTGGCCCAGCTGCGTTATCTGTTCGCAGCCCAGAAGCGTGGGGAAATCCCTGCGGGAACCGCTGAGAAGTTCGTCGCGGAGACGAGCAAGCGGGCGATGAAGTCCCTCCCCGAGCGCGTCAAAGTCCCCGGCGTGGTCAAGCTGCGCCGCGCCAAGGCGAAGGGCTAGGTCGATGCCAACCCCGACGCTGCTGCGGTACGCCACCACGCGCGAACGCCCTGCGGGACCGAGCCTGTCCCCGCAGGAGGCCCGCGCGCTCGACGTGCTGCGTGCGGAGGCTGCGGCGCGTGGGGCAACGCTCAAGACGAACGGCGTCGGGGGTCTGCCGCCCTCGCTGGTGCTCGGGGTGCTGCGGCGCGACGAGTATCGCTGCCACCGCTGCGGGCGCACCGACCACCCGCTCGACGTGCACCACAAGGGCGACCTGCGGCACCCCGCCTCGCGGTGGCTGGCCTCGCAGGGCAGGGCCAACACGCTAACCAACCTCGTGACCGTCTGCGCCCAGTGCCACGATGAGATTCACGCGGAGGACCGCGCCACGGGCGGGCCTGCCGCCGCTGCGGGGTACTGATGGCAATCGTGCGGGCGGCGGACGCCGCGGCAGAGCGCCGGGTCCGCGAGGTGCTGGAGATTCACGAGCGCGCCGCGCAGCGTCTGATCGAGGGGCGCAGCGTGGACGCCGTGCGCCGCCTGTACGATCAGGTGGCTGTCGAGCTGGAGCGCAAACTCGACGCCTTGGTGCGCGAGGGAAAAGGCGACCGATTCTCTGCGGTGCAGGCCCGGGGGCTGATTGCCCAGGTGCGCGCGGCACAGCTCGCGTTTGTCCCGCGTGCGTCGAACCTGCTCGGGGAGCAGTCGCGGGAGGCGCAAATCGCGTCCCTGCGGAATCTGATCCGCGAGGTCGCCACGCAGGAACGCGAGTTCAACGGGGCGACGGTGGTGCTGCCTATCGAGGAGACGGCGCAGTTCGCGGGCATCATCGACGCGGATAGGTCGTCCCTGCTGCGCGTCCACCGGGCGTCGTTCCAGCGGTACGGGGGCGCGGTGGTCGAGGCTGTCGAGCAGCGTCTCGCTGCGACCCTCGCCACGGGGGGGACGCCGAACGACGCGATCCGTGCGGTGCGCGAGGAGACGGAGGCTCAGTTCTGGAGGGCCGAGCGCATCGTGCGGACGGAGATGTCGTTCGCGTACAACGCAGCGCATATGCGGGGAATCGAGGCATCCCGCGACCTGCTGCCCGACATGGGGGGCCGCTGGACCGAGCGCGTAGACGACGCAACGGGTCGCCCTCTCGACAACCGGGTGGCTCCCGACTCCCTGGTGCTGCACGGGCAGGTCGCCCGCCCCGTGGGCCTCGACGCTGGACGCCTGCTCCCCGACGCCCGGCAGATTGACACCACGCTCGGGGGCGAGGCCCCGATGGGCGGGTGGGAGATGCCCCGCGACAACCGCGTGTCGTCCAAACTCTGGGGCCGCAGGTATTCGCAGCCCCCGAACCGCCCCAACGACCGCAGCCGTGTTGTGGCGTGGCGCGCGTCATGGGGCCGTCCCGGGTACGTTGTAAGGGGCGGCGAACGTGTACCGATTACCAGTGCGGGCGCAGCGAGTCGCCTGCTGACGGAGTGACCCGATGGACGTGTCGAAGCTCAGGGCATTTGCTGGTATGGCTTCCCCGCCCCCGCCGACCGCGAAGGCCGAGGCCAAGCCCGCCGCCGCCTCCGCGATGCAAGAGATGATGCGGAAGGCCGTGGAAATGGCCGAGGAATCCGACGAAATCGCCTCGATGTTGCGCGGATTCGACCCCGACGAGGACGAGGCCCCCGAGGCCGTTCTCGACGTGCCGCTGTTTGAGCGCGCGGTCGCCGCCGTGGACCCCGAGGGCAAGGGCAAGGGATTCGACGAGCCGTATGCGGTCGCCCTCGCGCTCTACAAGCTGATGGGTGGTCGCTGCGATTATGAATCCTACGAGGCCGAGGAGTCCGACGAGGATGAGGGCGAGGAGGAATAATGGCCGACTACACGCTGGAACAGGAAGTCGCCGCATTCCGCGACATGAAGCTGGGGCGTATGCCCCAGGGTGTCGTCGGACGTGACGCCGCGCTGCCAGAGCTGTCGAGCGCGAAACCGACCGCCGCGCAGGACGCCGCCAAGGGGAATCTCACCCCCGATGTTTTCCCCCGCCCGCGCCCGATCCCGGCTGGCGGCAAGCCGTTCGCTGGTCTGAAAGGAGGCCGCTGATGTTCCAAGGAATCAAGGGTGCGCCGCTGCGTACCTCGCGCACGCAGGCCGAGAGCATCGGCACCGCCTCCGGGATGCTCGCCACGCCCGACTACGACGCCAAGGCTGGCGTGCCGATGTCGTCTCCCGTGGGTTCCCCCGGCCAGCACTACGCTGACCCCGCCGCTGGTCTGGGCACGACGCCCAAGGCCCCCGTGGCGCAGTCTGTCCCGTTCCGCCTCGGCGGCGGGTAGGAGATTCACAATGGCCCACCGCCCCAGCTACGAGTACGTGATGGAAGCCGAGAAAAACAAGGCGTGCCCCACGGTCGCGTGCTACTACGACGCGCACTACGGCACGTACTCGCCCACCCCTGCCCCTGCCTCGCAGCCCGCGAAGCTGATGGGCCAGCCCAAGCCCTTCGCCGCCCTCGCGGGCGGGAAGTAGGAGTCCCGCCATGTCGCTCACCCACATCGCGCAAGCCGCCCCCCAGGGCAACGTCATGGCCGAGGTCGCCAAGGCCGAGGGGTCGTTCGTTGCCAACGTGCCAGCCACCCCGTCGCTCGGGGAGCTGACCGCTGCCGCCTCGATGCCGATGGCCCCCGCACCCTCGCCGTTCAAGGTGAAGGGCTAGTCCATGAGCCTCGTCTCGACACCGAGCACGGTGCGCCTGTCCGGGGCGCTCACGGTCGCGCCGACGCTGCCAGTAGCAGGCGGCACCGAGTCTGCCGTGCAGGTGGACGAGGCGCTGTCCGCGAAGTCCGTGTCGGAGCAGGTGTTCACGTTGGCGGCGAGCGGCGCGCAGCTGCTCACCACCACGACCCTGCTCAACTCGGACGCCGCGTTCCTGTTCGTCCAGGCCACCGGGTCGGTCAGCGTCTCGGACCAGCCCTCGGGTTCTGTTTTGCGCACCACGGGCACGTTCATCGTGGTATCGCGCACGAACAACTCGTACTCCAGCGGCCTGCTCGTCACCAACAACTCCAGCACTGCACCCGTCACCGTGCGCGTCGTCCTCGCCGCGCTCTCGTAGGAGGCCTCCAATGGCTATCACCATCAGCAAGCAGCATATCGGCACGGAAATGATCAAGATTTCCGCCGCCGTCGTTCAGTCGTCCGGCACCACTATCACGCTCGACCAGGAGCCGTTGTTCGTGCAGTCGGTGCGCGTCACCGCTGGCAGCTCGGTCGGCCTGTACTGCGTCTCGGACGCCTCTGGCGTGGCCGTGGACGTGGGCAGCGAGGTCGGTGTGTGCAAGCTCGACGGCAAGGTTTTGACGTTCAACAGCGCGCTGACCGCTGCGACCGTCGTGTACGTGTGCGCCGCTGGCGAGCTGAAGTAACCAGCACCGCACGCCGAATCAGACCCCCTTGGCCTCCTGCGCGAATCGTCCCCGCGCAGGGGGCCTCTCCCCATCGGGACGACTGCACAGACGGAGTGCCGCCACGCCAACGTGAGCGGTAAATCCACGGAGAAGGCACCATGTCTGACGTGATGAGTTCCACCCCGGAAACGCTTGTGAGCACTGGCACCGAGATTGCGGTTGCCGAGGCTCCCACCCCTGTCGCGCCCCCCGCGAACACGCTGCCTGTCGAGGCCGCTGCGGGCGACAAATCGGTGAGCGTCCCGACCAGCGCATTTGCCAAAATCAAGCAGGAGGCTGCGGAAAAGGGCCGCAAATCTGCCCTGTCTGAAATCGAGGCAAAAGCCAAAGCGTTTGGGTTCGGATCGGTGGACGAGATGTTCGCCGCGCTGTCGTCGGCGTCTGCCGCCGCTGCTGCGGGTGGTGCGTCGGAGGCCCCTGCGCCCCCGGCTCCCGCCAAGTCGGAAAGCAAGCCCGCCCCCAAGGCGGAAGCCAAGCCCGGTGCCAAAGCCGACGAGGCCCACGCCCTGCGCGTTGCTCGGGAGATTGAGCGCGCCCGCAAAGACGCGGAAAAGGCTGCGCGCGAGGCCCGGAAATACAAGGCCGAGCTGGAGAAAAAACAGGCCGAGTCCGAGATGCGCGAAATGGCGATGAAGTTCGGCGTGCGCGAGCACCTGGATTTCACCCTGCATCTGCTGGAGTCCGACCTGCGCGGAATGACCGAGGAACAGCTCGGGAAGTTCGACGAATCGGAATGGTTCGGGAAGCTGCGTGCCTCCCGCCCGTACCTGTTCGGTGAGCAGCGCATCCCCGCCACAACCGGGACTGCCGGGGGCAACGCTCCCAAGGCCCCGGGAGCTGGTGACACCGCGAGCGCCGCAGGTGCTGCCGGGGTGTTCGACGGGATGCGTTCGTCAGCGCAAGACTTCAAGGCGCGTTTGGCTGCACTCGGCCTGCGCGGGGCGTGATACAGACACGCCGCGACAATCCATTGACGCACCCATTTCAAGGGCCGTGGGTGCGTCCTCGCCCGCAAGGCGCGGGCAACCACGGCCCGATTTGTAGGAGGCCACGATGGCCGATTTCAGCGTTATCGCACAGACTCCCGTCGTGCGCGCTCTCGTTCAGGAAAACCTGCTCCAGCGGGCGTTCCACGATTCTCTGTTCCCCCGGATGCTTTTCCGCGGCGAGGCCGAGGTCAGCGAGTGGAACGGCAACCTGGGCGACACCATGATCTTCTCGGGCGTGGGCCTCATGCCCAAGTCCGCGAAACCCCTCGCCCCGACCGAGGACCCGTTGCCTCAGTCGTTCAGCGCCGAGCAGTGGGCTGCCCAACTGAACCTGTACGCGGGCACAATCGACACGCATATGCCGACCTCTGCGAACGCGATTGCGGACCTGTTCCTCCGCAACGCACAGCAGCTCGGTCTGATGGCCGCGCAGTCGGTGAACACCCTCGCCCGTGACCGCATGTTCAACGCCGCCCTCAGCGGCACGACCGTCCACGACAGCGCCTCCCCGGTGACGGGCACGTCTATCGCCGTGAAGCGCCTCAACGGTCTGACCAAAGCCCGCCGCCCCGGCGTGTCGGGTGCCTCGCAGGTGCGTTTCGAGGCCGTGTCCCCCGGCAACCCGCTGCCCGTGCTGCTCTGGGACGGTTCGGCCTACGTGTCGCGGAATATCGTGGGCTACACCAGCGTTGTCGCTGGTGACGAGGTTGGCCCCGGAACGATCACGTTGAGCGCGTCGGCCACGGTGGCGGCTCGCGGCCCGATCCTCTCCTACGACCGCAGCGTGCAGGTGTACGCCGACGCCACGGCCACGGACACTATCGACTCGCTGACCGCTCTGGACGTGCTGACGTTCAAGCAAATCCGCAGCGCGGTGTCGCGTTTCCGCATCCAGAACGTGCCCGAGTTCGCTGACGGCACGTTCCACATGCATCTCGATCCCGTTTCGGAGAGCCAGCTCTACGATACGGTCGAGTTCCAGCGGTTGAACACGTCGATTCCCGACTATTACATGTACAAGCAGTTTGCTATCGGCACCCTGCTTGGCGTGAGCTTCTTCCGCAACACCGAGTGCCCCCTCCCCGAGACGGTCACGGGCGGCGGAACCAGCAACGCCACCGAGTCGTTCTCGCAGGAGGACCCCTTCGGCGGCGAAATCTGGAACGCCTCGGACCTCAAGGTCCACCGCGCGCTGCTCGTC